CGACGGCGAGCTGCTCGCGTACCTGCGCGACCAGTTCGACGAACCGACCCTCGACGTGGAACTGTGGTCGGAAGGCACCTTCCGCGTGTCGGTGACGCAGAAGGAGATGGACGAGCACTACATCAACGATGAGTACGCCTGGGGCAACACGCCCCGCGCCGCGCTGCTCAACTGCATCCACCGCCACGGCGTGATGATGAGGCGGGAGAGGAGGCCATGAAGCGCCGCCGTCGTCGTTGCTGGTGGATGAGCCATGAGTGGTGTTGCCATTGACGAGCACTGGAACTGTTACGGACGGCTTGTTGTGGTTGGGCGTGCTCGTTCCACCAGCCCCAAGGGCGCGTTGTGGCGATGCGTGTGCAAGTGCGGGAACCGCAAAGACGTGCTTGGCTACACGCTGCGCGCTGGGCTCGTGCGCTCGTGTGGGTGCCTTGCCAAAGGAGGACGACGATGAAGCTGACGCGGGAATACGTCCGCAGCGAAGAGATCAAGAGAAGCGTCCCGGGCGGCAAGCAAGTCGCCGGCGCCCAGGCCTACTGCAACGCATGGAGGAAGTACGCCGAGCCGCTCGCGCTCGCCTCCGGTTGGAGCATCCACTCCTTCGGTAACGGCTTCATCAAGCTCGTCTCGAAGGACTACCAGCACACGCAAACGATCAGCCTCGCTTTCATCGAGGCGCTCGACCCCATCGTCCGAGGCTTCAATGAACACAGTCGAACTCAAGCGCGCCATCTTTCTCAAGGGAGTCTACGACCCGGCCGACTCGAACCGGATCACGACGACCCTGTACCGCCCGAAGCACACGGACCTGAGACTTGAAGGCGGCTTCGTTCGCTCCGGCCAGCTCCTCGTCCCGATGACAAACGTCGTCGAGCTGCTCGAGTTCGAGGCCCCTCCTGCCGAGCCACCACAAGACGAAGAGATGGTCACCTACGAGCAAGTGCTTGCAAGCGTGCCCGATGAAGAGCCCGTTCGCCGGCGTGGCCGGCCGCGCAAGAACCCATGAGCAAGAGCCCCGATGCGACGCTTGAGACCTTTGAAGCCGCAGTCAAAAGGCAGCTCGAGCAAAAGTCTCTCGTCCACTTCGAGGGCCTTCTCACATCCCCTCTCGGGTTTGGGCTTACTACTGCTAGCCCTCTGCAACGCGCCATCGCTCGCGTGGCCGACGGTCGCCCTTTGGATGACCTTGCGGAGGACCCCGCCGTCCTCCGGGCGTTTGGTGGATGCATCCCAGACCCGGTGCGCCCTTCGGAGTTTGCCATTGTCTCCGGGATTCGTACCGCGAAAAGCCTTTCGGCGGCGGCGCTAGCCGTCCACTGGACGCAGCGCTGCGACACGTCGCTCCTAGGCCCCGGCGAGATCCCGCGCGTCTCCATCGTCTCGCTCTCGAAAGACCTCGCGGACGTGGTCTTCGGCCACATCGTCGGCCGCATGATGGCCTCGCCAATCCTCTCGCGGCTCATCCTCGAGACGCCGACGGCCGACACGCTAATGGTCAAGCACCCGACCGGAAGGCCGGTGGAGATCAAGGTCGTCGCCGCCTCGAAGGCCGGCTCCTCACTTGTCGCACGATGGTCCGCTGGGGTCATCATGGACGAGGTCGCGCGGTGGGGCTCGGACGACGCCGCCATCTCCGCCAATGACCTGCGGGACGCCGTCCTCCTTCGCATCCTACCCGGCTCTCAGCTCGTCTACATTTCGAGCCCGTGGGCCCCGATGGGTTTCCTCTACGACCTGGTGAAAGAGCGCTGGGGAAAGCCGAGCGGCGACTGCATCGTGGTCAAGGCACCGGCCTACGACATGGCGCCCATCATCTGGACGCCCCAGAAGCTCGAGATCGCGAAGCGCGACCCGCGCATCTACCGCACCGACATCGAGGCCGAGTTCGCCGACCCCGAGGAGGCTCTCTTCACGACCACGATGATCGAGACAGCCACCCGCAAGGAGCCTCTCATCGCCGCTCCGACGCCTGGCGCCATCTACACGGCAGCCATCGACCCCGCCACACGGGGCAACTCCTTCACCCTCGTCGTCGCCACGGGCTCTGGACGTAAGCAAAAAGTTATTTGCTTAGCCAAGCAGTGGACCGGAAGCCCCACAAATCCCTTGCGTCCGGCTGCCGTGCTCGAGGAAATCGCCTACATACTCAAGGCCTATCGAGTAACCGTTCTTGATAGCGACCAGTACATGGGCGACGCGCTGAGAGACCTTGCCATGCAGGTCGGGCTCATCCTCGTGCCGCACGTCTGGACGTCCACCGAGCGCACGAAGCGCTACATGACGCTGCGGACCATGTTCGAGCTCGGCGACGTCGAGCTTCCTCCCGACCCGATGGTGCGTCAGGACCTGCAAAAGGTCGTGAAACGCTACACCCAGACGGGCATCACCATCGATTTGACGAAGAGCAACGACGGCCGGCACGCCGACTACGCTCCGGCCATCTGCATGGCGCTCACTCGGTGGCACGAAGAGACCCAGAGCACGGCTCAAGCCTCCTTCGAGGGCGAGTACAAGGGCATGGAGGAGGAGGAAAAGAAAATATGGGGCACCATAGAAAAGAAGTTACGTCGCAAAAATGAACGCATAGCCAGGAATCGCCTGTTTCGTCCTTGAGAGGCGGCTGGAAAACTGGATACTTGGCCAGGAATGGCCGGTATCATCGACACGACTGACGCATGGTGGCTCGTTCATCAACGTAACGAGGACCCTGCTGCGGCCGTCGTCAGCGCCGTGACGTCGATCCGCAACGAATCGTCGACTCGGCGGGCCATGTGGACGCGTGCGGCAGAGGTTTACGGCACCGACCTGACGATGTTCGGGATGCCGATCAAGAACATCTGGGACGAGCGGGTCTCGTTCAACGTCGCGGCCAATGCCCTCAACACGATGCAGGCGAAACTTGCGCGGCAGATGCCTCTGCCGAGTTCGCTGACGGTTGGAGGCGACTTTCTCCAGCGGTACCGCGCCCAAAAGCTTGACCGGTTCCTGACGGGAGCGTTTTACGCTGCCGGCTACGCCAAGATCTACCCGCAACTCCTGCTCGACGTCCTCGTCTTCGGCACGGCGTGCGTGAAGGTCTACGTGATGGACGGCTCGGTGCAGATCGAGCGCATCCCGGTCTTCGATCTGCTCGTTTCCGAGGCGGAGTCTCGCTACGGAACGCCTCGCTGCATCTACCACCGCTGCTACATGGACCGCTCCGTGGTCCTCGAGGCCTTCGGCGGGGATGACGACGTGCCCGGGCTCTACGGCAGCAAGGCTGCGCGTCGAAAGGCCATCCTCGATGCGCCGAAGCCGGCTGACGACGACTCGGCGTACATCAACTCGTCGCGCTACTCCGACCAGATCCTGGTCTACGAGGCCACGCACCTCGCGTCCGGCCCCAAGGCCGATGATGGTCTGCGCATCATCACGCTCTCGACCGGCACGCTCATGTCGGCGCAGTGGACGCGCAACACCAACTTCGGCTGCGCGTTCCTCCGCCTCAACTCGCCGCTGGCTGGCTTCTACGGTCCGTCGATGGCGCTCGACCTGGCGGCTGCCCAGGCCGAGTACGACAAGCTGTCGGCGAAGATTCAGGTGGCGCACGACCTGATGGGCGGCAGCCACATCATGGTCCAGGCCGGGACGCTCGGGAAGACGAAGATCGACAACGATGTCGGCACGATCATCGAGTACTCGGGCCAAAAGCCCGACGTCTTCAACCCGCAGCCGGTCCATCCCGACACGTACGCCTACAAGGACATGATCGCGCAGAACATGCTGCGCTACCAGGGCATCAGCGAGCTCGCCGCCCAGTCGGTCCTTCCAGCAGGCCTGCGCCAGGCGTCCGGCCGTGCCCTGAACGTCTACGACGACATGGAGGATGCGCGGTTTCGCGTCGCGCACGAGGCCGTGCGCCAGTTCCACGTCGACATCGGCTGGCTCATCGTCGACGCCTGCGAAGAGGCGACCGAAGCTGGCGAGAAGGTGGAGATCCTGGCTCCAGGTCAGGGCGCGCTCGAGCGGATCAACTGGTCTGACGTCCAGATGGACCGCCGCGAGTACACGCTACGCTGCGAGCCTATCTCCTCGCTCTC